GCTGTTCGGGGTAGCCCAAGACCCACATCCTATTTCTTTTATGGGGCGCGCCGACGTGCCAAGCTCCCAACACGCACCACTTTGCATCATACCCCAATTGGGACAAGTCTGCGAGGACAACGTCAAGCCCGCGACCCCGCAAAAGCGGGGAGTTTTCCGCAAAGACAAATTTAGGCCGTATCTCTCCAATAATCCTTGCATATTCTTTCCATAGTCCAGAACGCTTTCCTCCAATACCGGTTCCCTTTCCCGCTGAGCTGATGTCTTGGCATGGGAATCCTCCGCAAATAACATCAACTGTTCCTCGCCACGGGCGTCCATCGAATGTGCAGACATCGTCCCAGATGGGAAACTTGGGCAACACTCCGTCTCGTTGTCGCTGGAGCAAAACCTGTCTGGGATACTCTTCAATCTCGACAGCGCAGACAGTGGTATGTCCGAGTAGGTGTCCTCCGAGGATACCTCCCCCTGTTCCTGCAAAAAGGTGTAGCTCATTCACCGAATTTATTGCATATTTGACGTTTGTTCGGACTTCATAAGCACCTGACTTCCGAACGGATATTAAGTTAGCTCATCTTGTTCACCAAGTCATAGAACATGAAGCAACTGATGGCATCCTCCAAAGCATTTGCCTGTGCCTGCTCCGTCCATTTCTTTATGTGGGTGTCGCCATTGTTGGTATTGATTATGACGGTGTGGATTTCTGGTTCATAGTTTAGGTAGCTGGCAATCTTCACCATCCTAGCCTCGGAAGCTAGCTGCATCGCATCCTTATAATATGCTTTGCGGGTAATGTCCTGGTGCTCTGCCACCTCCCTTGTCTTGTAATCAAACAGGGCAAGCTTGCCATTGTGTATGGCTAGCAGGTCAATCGTTCCTGCGGTATTAAACTCTCGGTCGCTGTTGGATATTACTCCCTCAACCTCAACCACCTCCAGTTCTTGGTCATCTGCCCATTCAATGAATGGCATTACAAACGGTTCCCAACATGGGGGACACTGGCCCCCGCAAATGGTAGTTTCCAAATGTTTATGACACTCGGTTCCCCAAGATGATGAAGACACCTCTTCCCCTGTCTTGGGATGCACCCTTGTTCCCCACATCATGTCCATGATCTTGGTTTCGTCGTAGTGTGGATGTTCTTTGGCAAGTTCTATCGCCTTCTTGGTTCTCCAAGTTTCGAAGAATGGATCGGGATATACCTTCAGCTTCTCGGTAACACTCGCAACTATATCCTTGCCGGTGTTCTTGGCCTCTCTCCTGGCTTGGAAAGGGGTAGATAGGTCTTCCCGCAGGAAGCCTCTGTCTTTTTCTATTTCATAAAAATGTGCCATAATATATGGCGGGGGCCGAAGCCCCCGCAGGTTTAACCATTAACCTACTAGAATGGTTCAGCGTCCTCGTGAGCCAACGCTCGTCCCTCTCGGAGAGCGTCCCCCACTTTTAGACAGATTTCTGCAATGCGATGTACCTTATATAGGAACTTTTCTTCATCAAATCCATCGTTCCTAAACGTGCTCTCTTGTACTACTGCTTGGCAAGCTTGATTGACGCAAGCCTGAATAGCAATTTCTCTGCTCTTGTCTGAGCCTCCTCCTCCATTGTTGGAGTAGTTGGCTTTCTTGTAGAAGGTTTGGGTTCCATCACGGGACTGGTGTCCTGTGAACCCGTCACTATCCTGTGGGATCTCTCTTGGTATGGAGATTTGCCATTTGGTGTGACCCTTCGGTGTCTTGTATGTTGAGTCGGTCGCCTCTACAGTGGCTCCCACCTGTGCCCAACGTGGGGCTTTGCTTTTGCCGTTGGCAACTCCTTTTGTGCCATCGTCAAATTCTAACCAGAATCCCCAGAGATCCCCGTTAGGTGTATTCCTTGGCTCGTCTCCCATGAGACGGACCTTTTTTATTGTTTTCAGTTGTGACATATTATTTAGTCTATGTTGTACCAATACTCATCCTCCGGTGAGAGGGTAGAGATTGGAGTTGTTTGGAATAGCCGGGTTTTGGTATCAAACCAAAGGTCGCGGCTAAAATTGACCCCGCTGTTGCGTTGTTTGAATACGGTGAACACCGCATCGCCCTGCTTCTTGTATTTATCCTGCTCTTCAGGGCTGCCATTAGACATTGCCAACTCCTTGGCAGTGTTGCGGTGCATACTGCAAATGGTGTGGCTAGCCTGAGACAGTTCTTGACTGCCCAGAATAGATCCCGGACTGGTAGGGGCATACTTGGTGCCTCCATTCTCTTTACTTTTTGCATCGGCGTGGGCTATCAGGACTATCGAAAGCTGGTGCTTCACGGCTGTCCTTGCTAGATCCTTGCTTATCAAACCCTGCTGCTCGAAGTCAAGCTTTGGTGCAAGATAACTGAAACTATCTATCAATATTGTGTTAATCCCATACTTCTGCTTGGCCAATATGATCTCCGCTTTCAGTCCCTCCCAGTTGTTTCCGCAGTCTCGGAAGTTGGTATCATCTATGAAGAATATGTTCTCTCCTAGTTCCTCTGCAACCTGTGCACATTGCTCATGCTTGGGTTCCTCTCCAAGAAGCTGTGTTCCTAGCTGAAGCATCATGTTCTCAATGGGAACCTCAAAGGATACAGCCATGCACTTGGTGCCAGTGCTGGCTAGGTGGAGCAGTAGCTGGTACGCTATCTGACTCTTACCCGATCCAGGAATACCAATGATAGTGAACAGCTCGCTCTCCCGTAATGACAGGGGCATATCTTGGAAACACCAGTTCTTCCACTCTCGCTCCCTCTCCTGTTGGGTGACACAGTCCTGCATCTGCAACACAAAATCCATTGGCTTTACCAAGGCTTCTGGCTCGTTGCCTTTGGCGCTATCCATCAGCCTCTTCAGGTCCTCCTCTGTGGGGTGATCCTTGACTAGCCAGTCGTTCACATCGTTGTGTGGCTCCGGTATCTCTATCCGGTAACAACGATCCGCTGAGAGCCTCTGAGACAGCTTGATAAACATCTGCTGACCTGCGTCATCCATGTCGCTGGCAACGTAGATGCGCTCCATCCTAGTCAGCATCTCGAAACAGTTCTCAATCCATCCGTGGTTGCTTGCTGAGGGTACAGCTATGACGGGGATGCGACTCTCCTTCTGCATTTGGTAGAGGGACATACAATCAATCTCCCCCTCGCAAATGATTAGCTCTCGGTCGTCCTCCCCTACTAGGTGCAAACCAAAAGGCGTGGCAAACACTGGCTGGGTGCTGTAGATTTGCTTCTTGTTTCCTATCCTAGTGACACAGGTGTATTTGAGCATCCGACAACGGCCCTCGGTGTCATAGAGCGGAGCTCCCCACCAGTGTCCACCCTTCTGCTCGTGGTGGAAGATGTTGAATTTGCCAAGGGTACGCTCGTTTATGCCCCGTTTCTCCACCATATATCGGTGTACCTCGGTCCCTCTGATTGCAGTTTCGGGAACAGTTTGAACCTCTACTCTCTCCTCCGTCTTGACAGTTCTGATTTGCTCAAACCCACAAAACTTCAAGGCCCACCTCATCGTCTCTGAAAATGATCCACCCAGCTTGCGGTGGCACAGTTCTAGGATGTTGCAACTCTCCCCAGTCTGGTGATCCTTGGCAACGTAGACACTGCTGTTCTTGGCCTTGAATACATTGCAAGATCTGCCCTCGGTATCGCCCCGCATATCTGCCATGACATATCTGCCACCCGCTTCCCGTTTTGCGCCGGGAAACATTTCAGCCATGAGCCTATCTATTTTGGAACTAAGTTCCCTCTTTATCTCTTCAGGTGTCTTCATATTTTGATGTGCAAAGGTTCGTTTTCTTCTCTTGGTTCAGGTTTTAGCATTCTGTCTATGATAACTCCGGTGCAACAACCCTGATCGGTTGCCAGTTTGTGTAATAGTTCGTGAGTTTTGGGGGTAATAGTTGTCTGCAACCTCACCCTGTCTCCCGGCATCCACTTGCGTGGCCTGCCCCGACGTTCTTTTCTGTTTTTGTATCTGACAAGAGCAAGATCCCTACTCGAAGGACCAAACTCTGTCAACTGCTGTTTGGTTTTTCTATTTTCACTCATATTTTCAGGTTTGTTCTGTGTTTTTTTATTTCGTTGTGCCTCATTCTTGGTAACCCATAACAATTCTTGGTAACCTATAACAAAACAAGCTTTCAGTTAAATTCCTAGTCAGAAAGTAACTCTTGGTTACACTAATATATCATAAGCTTTCTTTAGAATAGTAATGACTAGGATAGGGTAACGCAGGGTTACCGAGTCGGAACTAAGCGCCCTCATATTTTTAGCAAAACTATACTGCTGCTGTTCATGCGTCTCTTAGTCTCGATTAGCTTCCGCTTCTTGAGCCGCCTGATGCACCTAGAAACGCTCTTCGGGTGTAGACCGGTGTCTTTGCCTAGCTTGTCCAAGGATGGCCAGCATTGGCCCTTGTCGTCTGCATAATGAGCCAAGGCTAAGAGAACCAGCTTGTCTGTTGCGGGCATGGGGATCGCCCACACCCGCTTGCCCATGGAGAAAGACATTTAGTATCCGTAATTGCAAATGTCTTCCCATCGGCTCTCGGCCCAAGCATCCTCGGCCCGTTCCTTGGCTTCCTGGAGACCCTTTT